TGTTTGTGAAGAATGCGAAGAATGCCGCACAGGTGATCGTGCGTGCGATGGATGAAGGCACACGTGCTGATCGTATGGCTGCTGCGAAGGATATACTTGATCGTAGCGGTCATCGTCCTAGCGATGTGGTGGAACACCGGCATAAACTCGACGGTGGACTTGTGATTGAGATCGTGCGTAAGGAAATATCTACAATGCCTGTTATCGAGATGGAGAGTGAATGATGGCATTCGTTGCATCAGGAACTACTGCGACAATAACGAGCACGGCACTGTTCCCAATACCGAAGATTGCAGATGTTAGTGGCAATTGTCCTCCTCTTATATTGTACTCACACGTGCAACTGACAAACACGGTTGCGGCTGGGACACTCACCATGCAAACTGATGCATCTCCTCAGGTGATCGTGGTTGCTGGTGTTGGTAGTGCAATTGCAGCAGTGCCACCGAATGCAACTACTGTAACCGTAGGAGTAGGAGCAGGAGGTTCTGGCACACTCATGTTTGGTAGACATTCTTAATGAGCACTAAACGATACAAGATAACCGAAGGTGGTATGCATGACCTGTTCCACCAGAGCAGGAAGAAGGTGCAGTTTATCGGTGGTGGATTTGGTAATGGCAAAACCGCCGCGACTTGTATCAAGGCGTTGAAGCTATGCAAAGACTACCCAGGGTGCAATGGTCTGATAGCACGTTCCACTTATCCCAAGCTGAACGACACAATAAGGCGAGAGTTCTTGCAGTGGTGTCCTACTGCGTGGATCAAGCGTATGCCGAGCCGGGACGAAAACACGTTGCTGTTGAAGAATGGCTCAACAGTGAACTTCAGGTATGTTGCACAGCAAGGGAAACAGACCGAGGACTCCAAATCGAACTTACTTTCAGCCACCTACGATTGGATTGTGGTGGATCAGCTTGAAGACCCTGAGTTTAGTCACAAGGACTTCATGGATTTGATGGGACGGCTACGCGGCAACACCGAATATATGGGTGATGACCCGAATATGCCGCGTGTTGGTCCGCGTTGGTTCATGGCTACGCTAAATCCGACACGGAATTGGTGTTATCGTGAAATCGTCAAGCCGCTGCATGATTTTACTGAACGTGGTGTTGTAAATCCCAAGTTGCTTTGTGAAGTCGGTGATAATGGTGAGCCGTTGTTGGTGGATGGCAGGCCGATACCACTGATCGAGTTGTTTGAGGGCAGCACGTATGAGAATGTGGAGAATGTAGGTGAAGACTACATTCGCGGTATGCTCTCGACGTATACCGGATCGATGCGTGATCGATTTGTGTATGGTAAGTGGGGTGCATTGAGCGGATTGATATATCCGCAATTCGATGAGACCGTGCATACGTTCAAGCATGAAGATGCACGCTTGTATCTGAAGCAGATGCGCATGATGGGCTATCAGCCGACGTTCATAGAAGGCTATGACCATGGCCTGTCACGGCATAGTTGCTATGGGTTGTTCTTCGCTGATGATGACAGCAACATCATCCTGCTGGATGGATTTCGTGTAGCCGAGTTGCCTGTTGCTGGTGCAGCTAAGCTGATTGCGTCGATACGCGCTGAATATCGCATCGATGATGACGAATTAGAGCCAGTGTTTGCTGATCCTGATGTGTTCAGGCGTAAGACTGGTAATGCACGCACTGTTGGTGAGACGGTTGCGAACATGTTCTTGGAAGAGGGCATCAAGATGCAACGCGGTAACAGCGACATCAATGCTGGTATCGCGAAGAACTGGCAGTATCTTACGCCATTGGCGATGCATGAGAATCCGATCAATGGTTTCCATATGGCACCGCATTTCTACGTGTCAGACAACTGTCAGTGGTTCATTGATGAGATTACGGAGTATTACTTTCAACGCGACGGGAGTGACGAGACTACTGATAAACCTGTTGATCGTAATGATCATGCTATGGACATGTGGAAGTATGCGATGAGTAAGCGTCCACGGTTGGCGCGGTATACTGGTAAACCAGATCAGGTTCCCGCATGGATGGCGTGGCATGAGATTGAGCGTGCTCAACGGAGTGGACCGAAGGCGAGACACAAGTAGATGGCTGGCTTCGATGACATTGTTCGCATGGCAATGCGTAGTGTTGGGATGGCACCGCCTGAACCTGACCCAAATGTGCCTGATGTGAGTATCGCACCACCGATGCGACAGTATCCTGGTGCACCTGAGGTTGAGGACGCACGCAAAGCTGATTTCAGCTATGGTAGTGGGAATGAAGGATTCAATGAAGGACGTGTTGCACGTAAATTGCAAATTGATGCACAAGGTGTTGGTACAAGACAATTAACCGATCCACGATTTGGTAAGACTACTAAGGGTGATCCACAACTGGCGCAGAATTATGAGGCTGCTCAACTTGCAGTTAATCGTTCACCGATCAGTGCACTTGGTTATGATCCACGAATGATAAATGTGGATGACAAATCTGGCCCGAATGTGAATATGTATGGGGCATACAGTCCTAACAACGACGGTGTTTATTCTAATTCATCACAGCCCTCTAACTTGGTGCATGAATCAACACATCGTGGTCTGGAAAAGCTACGCACATCTGGTGTGTTGACACCTGAATTGGATAAGCGCCTGCCTCGTGATGAGGAAGACATTGTGCGCTATATCATGGCATCACAGATGGGTGATCCAGAAGGCGGTAAGGAAAACAAGTATCGCAATACCGCATTGTATAAATTCGGTGTGAGTCTAGGCGATCCAACACTGGTTGATCGTGGTGCGTTGAACAGACAACGTGGTGATGATTATCGTGCTGCATTGGATGAGTTGACTAAGGCTGCGGCACAGCACCTGTATAAGCTGCATCCAGGAGGACCGAGATGATCGACCTACTCGTATCACTGCTTATTCTCATAATCGTGTTTGGTCTGATCTATTGGGTCATCACGCTTATACCGTTGCCTGCACCGTTTGCACAGATTGCACAGGTTGTGATCGCAGTGATCTTGTTGATCATACTGCTTAGCATGATCATTGGTATTACACCTCCTGTTGGTAGGTGGCGTTGATGCCCGGCGGTAACAACTTCGATGAGCATATACTCAAAGCATTAGGTCGTGTGAAATCTGATGCATATACAGAACTCCCAAAGGAATCTGAAGTCGGTATGGATCGAAGAGTGTTCGGTAGTAACGAGCAATCGCTGCAAGCACCATACGATGAAGTCGTAAGGACATACGATAATCTATCGCCTATCTGGCTACCATGGAACCAGACCGCATATTTACGTGCAAGCCAAAAACTCAAAGATGCATCAGCCAATCCTGATTTACCACGCAATCGTATGTATGATCGGTGGCAGAATGAATATGATCAAGGCCAAAGCGACGCAGATATTATTCTGCAAGCTATGACAGAACGTGAACTGGCAGGACGCAAGTAGATGAGCGGTAGTTTCGAACAAGACGATCCACAACTTGAACTCGATACGGGCGTTGATCCGCTAGAGCAGTCGCTTGTTCAAGCAGATGTTGGTTTGCCTGCTGAAGCAGAACCACCTGCTGTGTATAAGGCAATGCCTGACTCGCGCATACCTGTAAGCAGTAAGCGTGGCGGTATATGGCGCAGTCGTAGAGATGCAAGCCAGAAGGGCATGAAGGATCTGATCGATGCATGGGATGAAGCTATTCGTTATTATAATCACGACCAGTCTGATCACCGTGATGGTACTGATGCTAATGTTGCGGGCAATCGTCATGTTGCTCGTAGGCTGAACGAACGCTTCTCGTCAACCGAGAACATCGTGTTCTCGAATGTGAATGCGCAAATCCCTGAGTTGTATGCGAAGAACCCTGTCGTTGAAGTCACCGCGCGACCGGATGTTGATCCGACCAAGGATGAACGTGGTGATGCATTCGCACGTGCGATTGAGAAGTTGATCAATGCGTTGTTCCGAATGAAGAACATTCCAGGTGTAAACATTAAGCCGAAAGCGAAACGCAATGTGATCATTGCATTGCTGACAAACAATGCATGGTTTGAAGTTGGGTATACGCAGAAGGATAAGAGCAGTGAACAGGCTGCCATGGATTTGCAGCAGTTATCGGATAAGCTTGCTGCTGCGAAGGATGACAAGGAGATTAGGGAAGTTGAGGCTGCGCTTACTGCGTTAGAAGAGAAGATCGAGTTCTTGCAGCCGAGTGGTCCATATGTGCGTATCCGTTTGCCTCACCAAGTATTGGTTGATCCGAATAGCAGTGATCCCGCTGGTGGTGATGCCAACTGGATGATGATCGAGGATATGCTACCGACTGAGTATATCAATGCGATATATGGTGAGAAGGATGATGATAAGGACGAAGTGAAGTCGATATTCGAGCCGACGCATGTGCTGACTGGCGGTGGTGGAGATGGAGACGATAAGGAGTTCTCGCTGTTCAGCAAGAAGGACAATGCGTATAGCGCATATGGTTTCGATAGTGCTGATCAGTTTGATAAAGCATGTATGACCAAGATTTGGTATGTGTGGGATAAGGTCACACGCCGCCTGGAGATGTATGCTGATAACGACTGGAAGTGGCCGATATGGGTATGGGATGATCCGTATAATCTGCAAGGCTTCTTTCCTCTGACCAAGTTGTGGTTCCATGAGAATCCTGTCGCTATGTATGCAAAAGGTGAAGTCAGCTACTACCTGGATCAGCAAGATCAGATCAACGAGATCAACGACGAGAAGCGACGCGCGCTGTTATGGGCCAGACGCAATATCTTTTATAACCCTGAAACCGGAATTACTCAGGAAATCGCAGACAAAATCCTTAAAGGACCTGACGCAACAGCTACACCGATTAAATTACCCGAAGGAATGAAGGGCACCGACGCGATCTTCAGCATACCGCCACCAAGCACTGCGTTTGCACCGCTATTCGATAAGAAGGACTTGTATATGAGCGTGGATCGCATCGCGGCCACGAATGAAGTAGAGCGCGGTGGTGAATTTAAGACCAACACGACGAATAAGGCCATCGATTACTATAGCACGCAAGGCAACATGCGCATGGATATGCGTCTGGATGCGATTGAGGATGCACTTGGTGATGTTGGATGGAAGCTGGCGCAATTGTGCCTGAAGTTCATGGACCCGCAGACGGTGTTGGAGTTGACCGGCCTGGATGTTGCAGAGTTCTGGCGTCCGCTGGATAATCTACGCGATTACAGTGCGTTTAGCGTGCAGGTGGTAGGCGGTAGCACGCAGAAGTTGACCAGTCAGCAGAAGAAGCAGCAGGCTGTGCAAATCGGACAGGTTATGGCGCAGTATGTGCGTGCTGCTCCTGCCAGTGCACTGAAGGTCTCGTTGAAGATGATGAGCGAGGCATTCGATGAGTTCGTTATTACGAAAGAAGACTGGGATAGCATAGCTGCTGAAGTGCAGATGATGGCGCAATCACAGCAAGGTGGTGCACCCGGTCAACAAGGTAGTGCACCAGGGCAACCTCCTGTTGGCGGTGATGGATCAGCGTCCGCGTCACCACCCGGTGCACCGCAGGCAGGTGGTGGTATGCAGGTCGCTGCGCAGGTCGTGCAAGCGTTGCAACAGCTACCACCGCCTGTTCTACAAGCTATTGGTAATGCACTGCAACAGGGCATTCCACCGGCCGAGATATTTAGGCAAATGCTGCAAGCACAAGGCAGCACACAACAGGGGACAGCAGCATGAGCGGATCGACAGAAGACACAATCCTTAGCGGTATACCCGACATCCATGATGACGTGGAGACGGATAGTGGTAGTGCGCCTGATAGCGGTGGTAGTGATAGTGGTGCGCAGACAAGTGCACCTCCCACTGGTGCGCAGACGAGTGCTGCCCCGGATGGTGCACAACCACAACCGACAACGCCAGTTCGTCGCAGGCATGATGGTTTGGTTGAGGTTCCGAATGCTGAACAACCAAACACGCGCGATCTTGTTGATCCAATCAGTGGAAGGGTTGTAGCCAAAGGTGGTATTGAGCGCCGCGTGTATGAGGAAGGTCAACGTCATGCACGTGAGAACAACCAACTGAAGCAGCAGTTGCAGCAGGCAACGCAACGACTTGGTAGCGTTAATCAGGTAACGCAAGAAGCGCAACGACTGAATGTGTCGCCACAGGATCAGGTGGTTGCCATACAGATTATGGCTGAATTCATGCGTGATCCAGTGAAGACACTGGAGTCGCTGGTCGCGGAAGTGAAGAGCAAGGGCTATCCCATCCCGTTCTTGGAACAGGGTGTTAGTCCAGGCATCGACATGAATGCTATTCAGCGCATGATCGATAGCAAGATGCAGCCGTTGACTGAACAACGTGAACAGGCACGTGCGGAACAAGAAGCGAAGCAACGCGCACAGGTCGATCTCGATACCTTCCTCGGTGAGAATGATGAGGCACATCAGAACCTTGACGTTCTGTCCGAAATGCTTCAGGCTCAGCCTGGATTGTCCCTCTCCAGTGCCTATACCAAGATGATTAGGTGGGCACACGAGAACCAACTCGATTGGACACAACCGTTGAAGCAGCAAATAGCTGCACAACGGCAGCAGCCTACACCTCAGCAGACGCAGCAACCGGCACCAACACGTCCACTACCAGGTGGTCGTAGTGTGCAACAACCAACCGCACCCGTAGGTAACGGCGCGGTTACGCAGCATAACGAGAATGCATCCTGGTCTGATATCATCAGGCAGTCGATGCAAGAACATGGTGTCAACTTAAACTGATGAGGTAGGCTATGCCTGTTGGAACGATTATCCCCGCTGTCGCAGATGTTCTGCACAGCACACTGAGTAAGTCACGACGCAAGTTGGTAATGGCTTCGATCAAGTCGAATGCGTTGATGGCATGGGTGTTTGCTAACGACCGTGTGGAGTATGAGGATGGTGGTTACAATATTACCAATCCGCTCGTCGTCGGTCGCAACCCGAACATCACGTCGTATAGCTACTATACTCCCCTTCCCGTCAACCAAACGGATGAGTTCGATACAGTCGAATACGGCTATAGTCGTGTGGCGGGATCAGTCATCATCTCCGATCAGGAGCAGGACGAGAATAACGGAGCCGCCGCCATCTTCAAACTGATGAAGGAGAAGATGAATGTCCTGGAGGAGTCTATCAAGGATAAGTTTAGCCAATATCTGTATGCTGTTGGTGGCGGCACTGATCCTCTCGGCTTGGGAAGCCTTATTCCCACGAATCCAACTACCGGCACTCTGGGTGGTATTAATCGTGCTACTCAGCCTCAATGGCGCACTAGTGCTTACGTATTTGGTGGAGGTCTGGACAGCACGAATATTGAAGAAGTGTTCGACGACATTCTCATGGACCTTACACTGAAGGGTGATAAGCCGAGCATCATTCTCGCTGGTCGTAATATCTACCGCATGTATCGGCAAGCAGTGCGCGATAAGCTGACCATCCCGCTCAGTGAAGGTAAGGCTGGTAAGCGCATGTTCGACCTTGGGTTTGAAGGCGTGATGCATAACGGTGCACCCATCATGTATGATGAGGATTGCCCCGTGAACTATGCATACTTCATCAACGATAAGTATCTGCGTTTGCACATGCTGCGTGGTGTGAACATGAAGGTCAAGGAACTTATCGCTCCATGGAACGTGGATGCGGTAGGCAGTCGTGTGGTGTGGCAAGGTCAGTGGTGCCTGTGGCGTGCATTCCGCACACATGCCGTGTTGACCAACTAGGAGATATAAGATGGCTGATCCGAAACCAAATCCCGCACGTGATAAAGCGATTGCTGAAGCCAAGACACGGCAGAAGGAAGCTGTAGAAAATCAAGACAAAGCGTTGATGGAAGCTGAACCACAAGTTGAAGGCTATGACGTAACTGAGCCTGGGCAGACTGAGATTGTAGCTGGTAGCGTAGAGCATCAACAGGTGTTGAATGCTTATCCAAATGCAACAAGCTATGCCAGCGATGTGAATGTGATCATTCCGCCTGATCCAGAACCAGAAGTTCCGCCGCCAGAAGGTGGTGTTACACGTGCACCTGATAAGTTGCCTGAGTCAACACCGCGTCCAGGTGAACCACGTGAGAAACCAACCGATGCTAAGTCGGATGATAAGAAGGACAAGAAATAATGCCCCAATCCAACTTGGATTTTAAGCCTTCGTTCCAAGTCGAGAAGATCACTGGTAAGTTTTGGCGCATGGTTATGCATGTCGAGGAGGATGTGCGCAAGGTTGGACCGCTTGGTAATAAGGAAGTGATCACGCGCAAACTTGTTCCTAAGAAGGAAGAGTTTGAGGACGGTTATATGATCTACTTCCCACAAGGTCATAGCCTGTTCGTGGCTGCTGATGATGAAGCACAGCTTGCGCGTATCGGTGTGCATGGTCAACCACGCTTGGTTGATATGAATAGTGGTGAAGAGGTGCCAGACAACATGGTGTTGACGCCAAAGGAGATCGTGGAACGTAAGCAGTTCAATCGTCCACGTGCTGGTGGCACTGGTGGACTAACGGAACTTCTGGAAGGAGGAATTGAGTAATGCCTAACCTGATGGCTAATGCTACTAATTTCCCGCGTCGCATCAACATGTATGTGCCTGCGATGCAGTATAGCGCGGATGTGAACTACAACGGTGAAACCAGGGTGAACTTCGGTGCACCGCTAGCTGCTGTGGCAACCTCTATTGCTAATGCGGTAAGCATTGCGACAGGCACATCGGCTGATCTCAGTGCTGGTGTTATTCCTGAAGCGTATGGTCGTACCATTACGATTGTAGCAGGTGCTGCGAATGCTACCGTGGCTACGGTAAATGGCTGGGATTATCTTGGTCAGCCGATTAGCGAAGCACTTACGCTGAACGGCACAACGCCTGTTGTTGGAAATAAGGCATTCAAATACTTTAGCAACGTGACGTATACTGCTGCCGCGACTACGATCAGCATCGGCACGGGCGCTAAACTTGGATTGCCATACAAGGCTGTTCGCGCAGTGTATGAGATTGCGAATGGTGCACTTGTTGCTGCTGGCACATTGCAGGCACCGAGCCTTGTTGATCCGGCAACTACGACCACAACTGATCCGCGTGGATTGTATACGCCAACCACTACGTTGAATGGTGTGAATATCATCAGTGCGGCATTCAACATGCTGAATGATGTGAACACCGCTAACCATGGTGGTTTGCACGGTATTCAACAAGCTGCTGCGTAAGGCCCCACTCGCGTAGCACTTGTTGGATGGCAGGCGGCGCATGGTTTGTTCCCCAACCGTCCATGCGTCGCCGCTCATCTAGGAGAATGTAATGCCCGCATTGGTTAGCGATATTGTGAATGCGTGCATTACCGAGTTGTCTCAGGTTCCTGGTATTGCAACTCAGATTTATAGTGCTGGTCGTATTCAGCAATTTATACAGAATGCATTGCTGCTTGAGATTGAGGAGATGTGGTGGCCCGACTACATGACGTATATCGGCCCGATACCACTTGATGGATCAACAGGTAGTTTGACGCTAGATCTCATAGGACCGCTTGGCCCAATTACTGAATGGCGTGATGTTGCTAATGTATTTCCAGCAAACAGCAACCGTAAGTTACGTGAATTAGGCACGAACATAAATCCTGCACTGCTCCAAGGTGGATCGGCCTTATATATTTATCCGTCATATGCTACGCCAAATAGACCATTTGGTGTGGCACCGGCAAATGCTACTGGTTCGGTATATGCATGGTGTAGGCAACGACCTAAGTTGCCGATCTCGTTGACCGATAAGGTATACATTGATCAACTGCTGCTGCTGTATGATGCAGCATGGATGTATGCGGTTGATGATGGAACGATACCTGCACAGGTGAACAAGTATCAGGTGCTTGCACAGAATCGCAGGCGGACGATTAAGGCCGCATTCGCACAACATCCGATAGAACTCGATCCGCGTTATCCAACTGAGGATGCGATGAATGGGATCGATAGTAGTTACTTCGTGTTGGATCAGGACCCATTGGCATGAGCACGACATTCTTCCGTGGTGAGAATCCGCTTAAAGCTGATAAGCTGAATACTGCGTTTGCTGAGCGTGTATCACGTGGTGGTGATACAATGCAAGGCATGTTGAAGTTGGCTGCTGATCCTGTTGCAGCATTCGATGCAGCTACTAAACAATACGTTGATAGATTTACATCCGTAGGTGTGCCGACGGGTGCGTATATCGGTGCTGCACCTCCAGGCAATACGCTAGGTCCGCTATGGTGGGATACGAATAGTGGACAGTTGTTTATCCAGTATAACGATGGCACGTCTACACAATGGGTGAGTGCTAATAGTATAGCAGATGATCCTGCACCTAAGTCGATCAATGTTATGAACTATGGTGCCAGAGGTGATGGTATTGCCAATGATACGGCTGCGTTCAATGCAGCGATAGGAGATGCTTATAACACAAAAGCTAATCTCGTTCTTATTCCTTCTGGCAAATACCTGCTTGATCCATTGATGGTATCTCCTGGTGTTGTTCTACAAGGCATGGTGCCTGGACCACTCGATCCTCCTATTGGTGGACCGTCATTCCTGACGCAACCAATCGGTGCGACGTTATTAGTCAACTCACATAGTGCGTCATTCATTCAGTTGAATACCAGTTGTGGATTGTTTGATGTCATCATCTACGATCCCAATCAGGTAGCGCCGACCGCGATGGCACCCAATGTGTTTCCAGCCATGATAAGGATGCAAGCGCCTAGCCGTATGAGAGGCGTGACACTGGTCAATGCCTATATTGGTGTAGAGGTTCGCAGTGGTCGTAGCATCATAGAGGATTGTTATATTGGTGCATACAAGACCTGTGTAGATACAGACGAGGCTGCGGATACAATTTACTTCCGCAATATTTGGTGTGGTGTGTTCTATGATACCGCCATGGGATTATTTCCATGGCAAAACATGGACAATTGGGTCATCAACAACAACACTGTTGCATTCAAGTTTGGGCGTGCTGATGCAGTGAGTATGGTGAATTGCGGTTGTTATATTAAATGGGCAGGAATGTTCTGTGCGGATGGTGCAGTTGATTCCTTACCAGCATATGGTTGGGTCGTTAATTTCGATGCGGACATGTGTGTTTATGGTGCTGTGATATATACAGCAAATGCTGCTAACGGCTGGCAATTATCGAATTTCACGGCATTACCTGTAATGGGTGGCCCTGCTCCAGCAGCTACACCGTTGTATATGCCCCCAGGAGGATCATCACCACCAATTGTGCATTGGTCCGGTGGATCAATTGGCTTAGGACTACCAAATTACTGGTCTGCATCGCAACAACCGATCGTGAATAGTGGTCAATTATCAGTGCGTGGCGTCAGTCAATTGCCAGATCGTATGTTGTCTGGCTTGGGTGTATTTGGTCATGCACCAGTTATGACAAAGCCTACTGTCAGTGGTGCTAAGAGCGGCAATGCTGCACTTGCTTCATTGCTTACAGCATTGAGCAATTACGGGTTTATAACAGACAGCACGACGTGAAACCCATCGAAGCGGAGTCATAACAATGCCATTGGATTTCCCAAATAGTCCAACGACTGGTGATTTATTCAATGGCGCTGGTGTAACATGGCGTTGGGATGGTGTGAAGTGGACTAGTGTGTTGAGTAGTAGTGGACCATTCTTACCACTGGCTGGCGGCAACATGTCCGGTATGCTTGGTATCACTGGCACGCGAACATGGACCAGTGGCGCGTTTCCGCAAACCAACCCCGCGATTTATCAGTCATTGACTTATACCGGCACGGCGACGGCGGGGCTTCCCGGTCCCGAAGGCACCAGTGTTCCGCTTAATGTTATGAGCGTCGCGGAAAGCATCAATGCCGGGGGAATGATGGTTAACGGTTTGCAGGTGCAAATCGGCACGATGGGCGGCGATGGCGCGCGGCATGGTCTTCTCGTCACGCATCAGGTGCTTGGGGACGTCGGGGCGTCCAATCCCAATTATGTTGGAGCCCAAATATTCCAGCAATTCAGCGCCAATGTCGCTGGCGCGGCGGCTGGTGCCGGGAATGGCAAGGGCGACACGTTCGGCCTTGGCATTCAGATGAATGCCGCCAACGGAACACATCTGCATGGAATGACCGGGCTGGAGATCGACATCGCGCCATTCACCGGCTCGACGGTGGATTACATAGTTGGTCTGCAAATCATCAACATGGGCAACACCAGCGTCATCGGTAACGTATTTGACGCCATGATGTTGCTGGCCACGGGCAATCCATCGATCGATAAGCGGTCGAACTTTGGTTTCTATTTCGGTAGTCCGCAAGCCGCTGATGGCCTGGGGTTTCCTCTCACCGCGACCGGAACGATGATCGGTAGCCGCACAGGCACGGCTGGCTATGGCATCGACTTCTCGGCGGTGACGTTCAACAATGCGTTCATTAAGGGACCGAACAGTTTTCAGATCGCCGGTAGTCCTGGGTTCAACACGATAAGCAGCGGTTCCGCACAACTGGTGTTCACTGGCAGCGCGACACCAGTGGCGTCGTTCGTAGCCAACAATGCCGCGCCTTACGGTGCCGCCGTTACCTGGGATGCTACCGCTATTACAGGTGGACAGAAGTGGACGCTGAGTGCGACCGCCGGGGCCGCTGGCGAAGGTCAGGGATTGTTCGCGCTTATCAACGGTAGTGGATTTACGCCTATCACAGTGGATCGTTTCGGTGTAACACGGTTCCCAATGCAGGACGTTATAGTTTCGACAGGCACGGCGATGGCGACCAGCAGCACGCATGGTTTTCTCGCGATCCCGACGATGGCGGGGACGCCAACCGGAACACCGGATGTGCGTAGCAATGCATTCGCCCATTTGGTCTGGGACAGCACCGCCAAGAAGCTATGGATTTATGACAATGTGACTTCGACCTGGAAGGGCGCGGTGCATACATAATGTATCTCAAGAAGACATCCGCTAATCTAAATCCACGTGGTGAACAACCACAATCCAACTTGCAGATTAGCACGGTGCGTTCATTCGAGGGTGGTCTGAACGTCACCGATACTGATCTCAACATGGCACCTAAGTATGCAAAGGTGTTGGATAACATTGAGCGTGCCATTGATGGATCACAGAGTGTGCGTCCAGGCACACAGCTTATCATTACGCTCCCAGACACGAGTGATATCGTCAATTGCTTCTACTTCAATGACTACGTGATCAGTGTGCAGTTTAGCGGTGCCATTGTCAGGTCGAAAGGCGATGGCACGTTTACGCCATTGCAGAAAGCAGGTGCAAACTTGTGGCCTGCTGGTAGTATTGAAGTGAACTTCACCATATTCAATAGTGATCTGATCATCGTCAATGGTCGTGACAAACCAATAATCATTAGCGGTGATCCAACCAATCCACGCTATATGGAAGTCGAGTTCCTGGTTGACCTTGCCACGGTATCGAACGTGAATACGCCTGTAGGCAAGTATGTGATTGCACACGCGCAATACACTATAATCGCAGGTGTTCCAAGTGAACCAAGTTCCATCTACATCTCGGCTAAGGGCACGAGTGGCACACACTTTGGCGATGCCGCTCCGAACGATGCTGTTGTCGTTGATCTTGGTCCTCGTGTATCTCTTGGCTCAGCGATTATCACTGGTATGGTCGCATATCGCGATAAGCTAATGGTCACGTTCGAGCGTGGTGTGTTGCCTGTCAACTTGGGCATATATACTGGCTCGCCTGCTGTGCACACACCGACAGATGATGGCTTCATTGAGGAATTTGGTTGCCTAACGCATCGCTCATTGGTGAGTGTAGGTGATGACACGTTCTATGCAGATAACGTCGGTGTGAACTCGATCTCACGGATCAACCAGTTCAACACTCTGCGTCCTATACGCGCAAGCCATCTTATCGAACCGCTAACCACTGAACTCATCCAGCCGCTAAGCCGTGCGGACATTAGCAAGTATGTGTTTGCAGTCTACGATCTACGCAATTTCCGCTATATGCTATTCGTGCCACGATTTGAGGGTGGCGTCGTGGTGGAGACGGTATGCTTCAGCTACATGAACATACCAAGCCTGAAGGTGCAGGCGTGGGCACGCTTGCGTGGATGGAAATGGCAGGCTGCATGTCGCACATCGTTGCAGAATGTTATATTCGCAGGTGGGCACAAGTTGTATGCATATGACTTCGCTAATCCTGAGACAGCGTTGGATTTCCTAAACGATCCCGCAATTGCTGGTGGCAAGGGTGTGCCGATCACATTCGATTGGGAATTGCCATGGGCTGATTTCAAACATCGCATGGATATTAAGGTATCGCGTTATATCGCAACCGATACACAAGGCACAGGGCAGTTCACGGTTGAGGCATACGTCGATAACATAGTCAACTACCATGGTGCACGTGCACCGATGCTATCCATGAAGTTCACTGCTGGTGACACAGCCGGATATGGCAATGTGCCGTATGGTGATTCGCCATATGGTGGTGGTAGGCAAACATCAGATGAACGATTGTTCGCATGGACTACGAAGTTCAAGCTGCTCAAGCTGCGGTTCTTCGGCACTACTCGTCATAGGCTGAAATTCATCAGCGTATCAATCGCATACATACATGGTGGTATACGCAGATGACAACACTCACGCACAACTTGCGTATGTATGTCCCTGACTTTGACCAAATCCCATGGGATACAGAGGTTAACACCAACTGGCAAATATTAGATGCCACCGTTGGTATGTTCACGGCCATACCCAACCTGGTTGGTGTATGGAAGAACTCGACCGCGTATACGTTTGGTCAATCAGTGATTGACTCGGTGGATAGCAGCATATGGGAATGCCTGCAATCACACACGAGCAGTGCATCACCTATACTGTTCTCGAATGAACGTGTTTCGTTCCCAGCACGTTGGACACAGACAACACAGAGTGCACAGTCGTATGCGGCACAGGCTGCTGCCAGTGCAACTACTGCTGCACAAGCGGCTGCTGATGCTCAGGCTGCTGCTGCTGGTGCTGCTAATAAGTTGCCACTTGCTGGTGGCACAATGACTGGATTCATTACGCTGAATGCTGATCCAACTGCTGTGTTGCATCCTGCTACGAAGCAGTATGTTGATGCACGTGTTGGTGCTACAGGCTTCTTGCCTACGACTGGTGGCACGTTAACAGGCCCGCTAGTTGTATCACATGGCATTACATACAACAATATGACTGCGCTAGAACGTCGTGGCATGGCGTTTGGCTGGAATGGTTCCGCAGTTACCGCGATGGTAGATGGTGTCGGTGTATCACCGCTTGCATCGCAGACATTCCTCAGTGGGAATTATATACCAATCAGTGGTGGAACCATCACTGGTAACTTGACCGTGAATGGTAATGTAACAACACCATCGCAATTCTATCTAAGCAATAGCGGTGGATACTTTGCCAGCAATACCACGCACACAATCCTGCAATGGGATGGTGGTGGATGGAACCTACGCTACACACGTGCAACTGGTGCACTTGAGTATCTCAATGGTGCAGGCACACAATTATTCTCGATAAACCCATCTGGTGCTGGTTTCTTTGCAGCAGGTATGGCTACAAATGGTTCTGTTGTTGCACAAACAGGCAACGTGTATGCACGTGGCGGTGCGGTATTCTTTGGAGCAAGTGATCGTGCACGGTTGTATAGTGACAACTCAACAATAAGTGAGGTGCAGTTCCTAGACAGCTATAGGTTCCGTCTGGCTTGGGGAACAGGAATACTGAACTATCAGAATGCTAGTAATACTACACTCCTAGCACTTGACCCTGGTGGTAATCTTGCAATCATCGGTAATCTTACCGCAGGAGGAACACTACTTGGTAGTGGAGGCTCCGGTCGTATCTGCCAGATGTCATCTAATTGGTATTGGGACTGGACTACTGGTAGCGGAATAATGACTTGGTTTACTCCTGGTGGTCCGTTCTGGGTCATGGATAAAACAACGAATATATGTTATAACAACGTCGGTCCTGTCGCTGGACATGGTGGATACTCTGATATATCAGATGAACGATCCAAGAAGGACATTGTGCCACTCGCATACGGCTTAGAAGTGATCAAGCAGATCAATCCTATTCGGTTCACACGTGTTGCAAACAACAAACACGATGTTGGCTTCTCCGCACAGGACGTGCAGCGTGTTCTGCCTGAAGCAGTTACCGAATTAGGCATTGTGTTGCATGATGGCAGTGGCGGATATGACAGTGATGAGCCATCACTCGGTGTTAGCACTGATCCTATCATTGCTGCACTGGTCAATGGTATGAAGGAAATCGCATCGCGTCTCGATGCATTGGAGAACAAATGAAACAGCAACCGGTTCAACCAAACACACCGCTGAGCGTAACCATGAGTGCTGCTGAATGGCAGAATGTGATAAGCATTCTCAACAAGGCACCATACGATCAGGTCGTCGGTGCGATACAAGCCATTGTGACACAATGCATGGTTGCAGTTGATGCAGATCGTCCCGCTAACTGAAGAGAATGTTGGCTATGCGGTTGGTCTGGCACATGAGTTACACGGTCTAGGATATTATGGCGCACATGGCCCAGCATTCAACTGGGGACATTGCAAAGCCATGATGCTCTACACGATATCGCAGAAGGACTATTACTTTCGCTTAGCGATAGTGGATGAACAATATGTTGGTGCGGTATGTGGCAAGGTGGTTCCGTTCTACTTCAGTCCCGACCTGATGGGGATCGAGGATGCATGGTATGTGCGTGAAGGCACACACAGCAGAGCCGCTATCGGTATGCGATTGATGAAGGGCTTTGTGGATTGGTGTATCGATACGCACAAGACTGTGTTGGTGCAGAGCGGTGACGTGGCTGGTATCAATACCATTGGGGTGGATGCGTTGTATAGGCATATGGGCTTCACACGGTTTGGGTCCATATACAAGTATGTGAGGACATAGGATGTTCACTCCCGGTGGTCAGCTTGACCGGCTTAGCTTTGCTGGTATGCGTGGTGGAGGCAAAGGTGGAGGTGGTGGTGCGCCTAACTACACACCGCCATCACCCATTGTGCTGACTGATCCAGTAACGGGTAGAGCGTATACGCAAGCAGTTGATGCATATGGTCAGCCACAAGGTGTGTCTGCGCAGGACCAGTTGAACGCTGGTATTGCAGAGCGTGAGGCAACAGCAAAGACAGCAAGTGAAGCTGCTGCGAAGAAGAAAACAGACGATGAAGCTGCTGCACTCGGCAAGTTCAACACGAGTAAGCAGACAGCGTATAACAATGCATTAGCTGACACGATGCAGCAATTCACTGCTAAGGGCATCGATCCGACTCCATACCTGGAGACACAGATCAAGCCTATGCTCAACCGCAAGATGAGCACGATCAAGGACCTTGATCCAAATCCTGCTGCTGCATTCGGTAGTGATCTCGGTGCATCGATTATCAATGACCTCACAGGAACCAAACGCACAAGTGCAAGCGATCAACTGAATACCATATTCAATCCCACGTATTCGCAGACCGCTATCCCTGATACGCTAACAGGAGGCTATGCGGATACACTGTTGAATGAACAATTCAATCCGCTCGGTGAGCAGTTGAAGAATGCACAAAAGCGTGGAACACTTACGGATGTAGGCTACAATGCTGCGCTTGGTAAGCTGGGTGAGAAGCGCAGTGCGGCGACATCCACCATTGGTGATCTGGGCAAGACCATTATCGGTAAGGACCGCAGCGAAATCGATGACTATATCGGCAACGCGCGTAAGGATGCGAATGCACTATCGTTGTCCTCCATGTTCGATCCGAACACGTATCGCTCAGGCGCACAGAACTTGGTGAATACCGACGTGTCGAACTTCGGTGGTGCATTGCGCAGTGCGGTTGGTGGAACACAATTCGCTAACCTCGGTGAATTGATCAATGCTGGTGGAGCAGTGCAGGGTGCGACTAATCCGAATGCGGCTAATCCACTTGGTGTCGCACCACTGACGGCTGCTGCACTCGCTGATCAAGACCCGCTCAAGAAGCGTGGCTTAGGTAGCACAGGTGCGTTTTGAGTATACAAGTTGAACCACTCAAGAAGTGTTCACACTTGCTGAATGCAATCGTGGTTGAATACTACGAGAAAACGATAGCACATGAGTTCATGCCACCACTGAGCATGGACTGGGACCAGATGGCTAAGCTGGAGGCACAAGATAAGTTCGTGGTAGTGACGTTTCGGAATCACGATAAGCTGCATGGCTTCGTCACATACTTCATCAATCCACATCCGTTCCATAAGACCACGATATTCGCATCATGTGGCACACTCGCGGTGAAGCTGGAGCATCGTGGTAAAGGTATAGCACACAAGCTGCTGAAAGCTGCTGAGCCGCTACTCAAGATGTATGATGTGAAG